CTTATCAAAAACATAATGGCAAGTTCCATGACCAATTTGCTTACGACTTAACATTCCAAACAAAGTGAGTCGGTCAAGGATTTTAATTAATGTTTTCCTAGTCTTAATTTTGGTTCTATCCATCAAATACTTATGAGAAATACGACAACCCATTGGTGCATTTTCAAAACTCTTACAAATAATATAAACAACCTTTTCATTGGCACTTAAAACTTTGTTGTTTAATAAATCGGTATGAAACTTTTCAAATGTTTTCATTAAAGCTCATTCCCCCAATTATCCCATCCATCGCTTTTAAAATCTTGTCTGGCAAATAATTCGATTCTGGGAAGATCACCACAAAGCTCAACTATGTCATTCCTGATCCTATCAGGCTTCCTACTGTGTTCTCTCCTTACATCCATAACAAGTTGCTTAACACTCATTGAAACCCTCTTAGGTTTCCCCCTTGTAGCTAACAGACACATCTCTGGGTTGGCTCTAGTCCAATATCCCATTCCAGTAAAATTACCCTCAGATTTTCTATTCTGTTTTACCCAAGTGAAAGCTACTGTCTTAAATTTAAAATTCCATGCTTTAAGCAGCTCAAAAGACTTGTGCAATAAAGGATCAACAACCCACATAAACAATACACAATCCACAGCAGCAATACTGTCGATATCAAGATTGCATAAATCGTTAAATTCCATACATGGATAATGTTTTGTAGCATTTCGTTCTTCTCCTTTTTTTGAATAGCTTTTAAAATACCAAGGTGGATCAGCATAAATAATATTGTATTTCTTTTTAGGAAATGGGATCATGGTTTGACCACCTTTAATTTATCTTGCTTTAATATTTCCTGAGATAATTCTTCTATGTTTTTTCCAGTCCATTTTTCACTTATGCAATCAGCACAATAATTAAAATTGCTTTCAATAACATCGGCATCGCTGCCACATTTACAACAAACTTTCACATCTCCATAAACATTAGCCATTAGTTTAAACTTTCGTCTTTAAGTAGAATTATTGGATTTAAAATTTTTAAAGGTACTGCCCAAACTTTTGGTCTGGCAAGATTGAAGTCTGTTAAATAATCATCCTTACCTATTACAGCAGAGCTATTAATGAATCCTTTGATAGTAAATTTTGGTGCTTCACTTAATACAAATACATAAATCTCATTTGGTTTAACTCCTCCTGGTCTTATGATTAATGAGTTGTTATTATTTTTTTTAGGAGTCTGGGATCTAACCTGGATATTGTAATTTTTGTATTTAACATCTGGAGCTGATCCAACATTGGTATGAAACTCAAATGGTACTTTTAGATAAAGACACAATGCAATTTCTGCCATTGCACCACTAATACTTTTAGCAATTTTATCTTCTAAAGTACCTTTGTAACCATGCCACCATTCTTGCTTTTGTTTCATGCTTTCAGTAACTCTAAGCAAACCAGTCTGGGCAGCAGTTGTTATCTCATATAAATCTAGTTCTATTTCTGGACTCATTTAACCCACTCACCTTTTTCGTCTTTACACCAATGAGCTGAGATTATTTTTCCTTTATAAAAATTGCCAAAGTCCTTATCTGATTTGTCTATGGTTTTTTCATAAGCCTGACTGCAAGTGATTTTCTTAACTGTTTGTGTGATGGGAATTTTAATAAGTTGGTAGCCTGGATTAATGTCAGATGTTCCAAATGCTAATATCAAAAAAAATATGCTCATATAGTAGGTGATTCGTTTTTGGCACTAAATATGGTGCGACATTTACAGTAAAAAAGGTTGCTTAATTCTAACTGGACTGTTTTAATTAATAATGATTTTTGTTTATAAGAAACTATTAGAGAAACTATTTCCCTTAGATTAGGTACTAAAACCCTTATTTTATCTATGTTTTCTCTCATATAGTCCAGAGATCCACCAATTAATTTTACAAATGAATCGCTAACACAATTAATAACCAGAGATAATTATGTTGCAACCACAATCAAGTCAACATAAGGTCAAGTTATGTTAAATAAAAAACCAACAAATAAATTTGATGTGCTATACAAGACTAAAAATAATATGACTGATAGCACAAATGGTTTTAGAAAAGAGGGTTTAGAGTTTCTTAAAAAAAGATACAAAAAAACTACTGACGATTTTATTAGAGCTACCTACCCCAAAAAAGATCAAGCTAACATGAGAGTTAAAATCTCAAGATTGATTAATAGAGATCCTAATGCTCCAGGTTATTTTGATTCTCAAGAACTAGCTGTTGATCTGTCAAAATTTTTTAATGAATTTAGAACTAATGGCGATCAGTTTATTTCAGCTAATTATTTTTTAGGTATGGCAGCTTATATAGATGTAATTGGTCAAGCATTTGATGATGGTAGAGTTGCTTTGTTTTCAAAAAAAGATATTAAAAAATGTGCAGTACCAGTTAGATATACTGGCTGTCAGGGTATCATAACTAAAACTCCAAGCTCTAATGGTTTGATTAGAGTCTTTAAACCTAAAAATAATATTTACATAAATGCTGACTCTAGGTATGGAATCTGCCAGGACAAGAAATCAAAAGTAATTCATATTGGTTATCTACAACCAAATAGTAATGGTCGTTATGATGTTCAAGATAGATCATGGTCAACTGGTAAAGTTAATCTTCCAAACATCGCAACTGATATTACTCCATCTTGGACTTCAAGAATCGAAACAGAACTTTACCCATCATACTGGGATTATTAATCCATTTATCATTGAGTGCTAATTAAGTTGCATTGAGCATTACATAGTATATCTACTATGGATGGAGAAACGAATCAGAAAAATTGGTGATTGCTACACTAAGTTTGGATTGAAGCACACTTCAAAATCTCAGAACACAATACCTGACGACATACGATTTAGAAATTACATCGTAATGACTCCAAAAGAAAAAAGAGATATGCCTAAGAACTGTTCATTTGAGGGTGGAACTTTAGAGCATGAGTTGGTGCAAATACACTACACAGAAAATAAAACTTTAGAGGAAGCTCTTAACTTTGACTCTGTCCAGGACAGGATTAATAATTATTCTCCAGTAGATGAAAAAGATAAAATAAAATTTGAGCATATTGTTGAACGATTAATACCAGTTGCACAAAATCATTTAGACAATGTTGGTGAGCTGCCTAAACAAAAATGGAAAGCTGAGTTAGAGTACACTCATTGGGATGATAGAATACAAACTTACTTCTTATCTTATGTGGATCTAATAGGTGAAACACACTTTGGAGATATTAAAAATGTTTTTGGTACTCTAGTTAAAACAAAAGCTGGTTACTCTTACACTAAAAAAAAATGCCCTCTAGTTCCATTTCACTCTGACTGCTTACAAATTTCACTCTACCAAAAGCTATTACCAAAATTAAAACCATTTTTAACTTATGCAAGTGACAGCGATAAAAGAATATTTACTCCAGAAAATTGTACTGAACTAAGGCCAGAAAGCCTGGAACATTATTATGATGAGTTGGTTCTTTACCAAAGATGTTGGGAAAAGAAATTAGAATTAGCTGATGGCAATATAGAAACTTTAGCACTTTTATCAAAGCCTGATTTTAGTGAGCTTAGAAAAAATAGTTTCTGGTGGAAAGGTACTGACCCAGCAGTAATAAAAAGATTTAAGGGTTACTATGGATTTTAAAGGCTTAGTAGATCACTACCAGACTTTACCTAAATCTGAGCTAATTGAAAAATTAGTTTTTAAAAATGCAAGACTCTTAACTCAGGACAATGTGATTGAGAAACTTGAAGATGAAGTAAAAAGAATTGAGGAAGTAGATCAAGGTCATCAACAATTAAATGGTGAATTGGTTGAAGAAAATAATCAATTAAAAAAACAAAAAGAAATTTTACAAAAAGCAATTAGAAAACAAGGAGAGAACGATGAGTAATATTTATGAGAAATTAAGTAAGGCAAGTCAAGAAGCAGACAAAGTTATTAAAGCACCTAAAAAAACAGGATTACATTTCAACCCTCTTTTACATGATGCAGTCCAAAAAGTTGCGATGGATGCTTTGAACAAACATGGTTTATATCCAGTATGTAATTATGAACCTACTGTTACTGACAAGTATGTTTTTATTAAATGTGAAATGACTATCCATGACACTACTTCAAAAGAATTTGTTTTAATTCAAGGTTGTTCAGCATTTGGCAACACCGATAAATATGGAACTGGTAATGCCATGTCATACTCCAGGAAGTATGCTTTTTTAAATGCACTTAATTTAGAAACTGGTTTAGATAATGATGATGGTTATAAAGCTAAACCTTTTAAAGCACCTACTGTTAGTGCAGCTAAACCTATACCTAAAGTTGATACAACAAAATTAGCTAACGATTGGATTGCAAAATTAAAAGATGTTGCAAAACTTTCAGCATCACCAAACAAGTTTGAAAATAATATTCAGATACAGATGAAAGAATTTGAATCTGAATTAAAACAAATCAAGTCTGATCCTATTGAGGACATAAGAGTTGATACAGAATACACAAAACTAAAATCACAAATACAAAAACAACAAGGAAATAACAATGGCAGAGTTTGATAATCAAATAAGTTTGTGGAAAAGAAAACCAAAAGAAACTGATATTGCTGGTAAAAAATATCCCCACTTTGAGGGTCAAGTCACCATGAGTGGCGAAACCAAGAAATGTGCTATGTGGATGCAGCTTGATAAACAAAAAGAAACACAACCAGACATGAGTGGTAAAATTTCTGAGCCATTCAAAAAAGAGGATGCACCCTTTTAATGGCTGAGCAAGTTGAACCAGATCACTACAAAAAAAGTATTCAGACTTACGATGCAATAGTAAGCCAACTATCCAGTTTAGAGGTAGTTGGTTTCCTACGATCTCAAATTTTGAAATACACAATGAGGTTTGGTGCGAAACATGGCAGTACAGCAGAAGCTTGTTTGATGGATGTAAAAAAAGCTAATTGGTATTCAGCAAAACTAGAACTTCAATTGCAAGGATTAGGTAGTCCAAAACAAAAAGCACCTGACTATGTAACTAAACCTAACATCACTAATTTATTTGATAAGGATAAAGATGGAAGATAATAAAGAAAACGATCATATATATTTAAGCAAGATCAAATACGATTGCTTAGATTTTATATCAACATTTATTAAACAATATAAATTCAGCCCAACTTATAAAGAGATAGCAGAAAAATTTGGATTCAGCAGAGCTAGAGCTGGTGCAATATGTGCCGAACTATTTAAGTTAGGTTTAATTTCAAAAGGTTTAGCAGCTCATCGTAAAATTAGATTATCTAAAAAACAAATTAGTCAGATACCCAATCTTAGTTTTAACAGAGAGTATTCAACAATGGAGTTTAGAAGATGAGCAAGGTTACTAAAGAAAGTTTTTTTGAAGCAAGTTTTCAAACTAAAGAAGAATTTGATAATGCAGAGATAGCTGCAAAATCGGATGTCAGCGATAATGCTGAGCTTAAAGTCACAGAAATTAAATTAGAAAAATCTGTGATTAAACTTAACAATAGGACAGACCAGGATGGCAAGGAGTAATAGTTTGCTAAGGAGATATGAGAAGCTTAAAAGGTATCATGCAGAGATTATGTTACCAGCTAAGGTAGGCACTAGACAATGTGTGCATAGCTTAAAAGCTTTTAAAAAATATATCAAAACTTACAGACAAATTGTTGGTGTAGAAAATGGCGATGCCACTTTCAAGTACACTCAGCTTTAATTACTAACTAACTTAAAAGTTGTAAAATACTCTAGGCTATTAGTCTGCCCAAAATAAGGAGAGAGAAATGACAAGACCATATAAATCAGCGATCAAAAGTGAGCTTCAAAAAGAAATAGATATTGAGATTGGTAAAAGATTAAGACAAGCAAGAGCTTCCAGAAAAATACAAAAATTATTATATGATAAAGCTGGAAATATTATAGATACAGTTCAGGTTAATAAACCATGTACTCAAATGCAATTAGCCAAAGTATTAGATTGCAGCTTCCAACAGATTCAAAAATTTGAACATGGGAAGAATACTCTTTCCCTTTATAAAACATTTCAAGTGTGTTGTTTTTTTGAAATGGAGATTGAGCAATTTACCAACATTTATCAATTAAGATTATATCCATCTATTAAACAAATCTTTTTTAAAGATGTTGAAACAAAATTAGTTGGTCAATATGAGCCACCAATTAATAGTTCTAAAGATAGAGATTGCTCCCTATCATCTGAGCTTTAATAAGTGCTTATTACATCATTATTTTTTAATGGTGTAAGTGGTTGTGGGTGCTTTGTAACCATCCACTTTTGTGTAT